GGAAAGAACACAAAAATAATAAAATCTTATGGTTTTTTGGAAAAGCGGCAAATTTCACGCTATAATGTGAGTATAAGCCGTTTTTTTGTTTCAAAAAGAATCAAAAATAGCGAAAAATGTTCCACATGGAACTTTTGAAATGGAGAGAGCATATGCGGAAAGACTTTGCATGTATCGTAATATCACATGGCAGACCTGAGTGCAGCACGGTAAAGGTGCTTCGTGAGTGTGGATATGCGGGGAAAATTTATATCGTTGTTGACGATGAGGACAAAACGCTACCAGATTATATTGAAAGGTACGGGGCTGATGTTCATGTATTTCATAAAGAAGAAAGCTTCGATACTGGAGACTTGGGCGGTAATAAAGGCATTGCAACATTTGCGAGAAACGAGTGCAGGAAAGTTGCTGTTAAAAACAATGCGTCATATTATTTTATGCTTGATGACGATTTAAAAAGCCTTTCATACAGATACAACGATAACGGGCATTTGAGAGGAATCAAGGCTAGAGAGCTTGACAGGTTGTTTGATGAAATTTGTACTTATTTTGATGAAACACCTGTGCAGTGCATAGGATTCGGAAATGCAGTTGACTACATAGGAGGTGTGCTAACTTTTGAAAGTGGAAACGCAAGCAGGGTTGTCATGAATGGGTATTTTTTAAGAACAGAAAATATCTTTTTCTGGAATGGAAGATACAGCGAAGATTTTATAACTGATGTAATGTGTGGAAGGAAGGGACAAGCGTGGTTCCGTTTCACGCATGTGATGAACCAGTTTGACGTATGGTTGCCGAAAAAAAATCAAGAATACACGGGCGGTTGCATTGCTTCATATAAAAGTGAAGGCTCATTCAAGTTGAGATTCTATGCAACTATGTTTTACCCCGATTGCATTAAAATCAGGCAGACCGAAAACGGATTTGATAGTAGCATTGACACCACAAGAGCATTTCCAAAAATACTGAGTGGAAGATATAAGAAAGGCAGAAAATAAAATGAAAAATAAAAAAATGAATATCGTTTACATGAAAGTTAAGGACTTGATTCCTTATGAGAACAATCCGAGAAACAACGACGAGGCTGTTGACTATGTAGCAAAGAGCATTGAAGAGTTTGGTTTCAAAGTTCCGTGTGTTGTGAGTGGTGACGGTGTATTGATCACAGGTCATACAAGACTTAAAGCATGCAAGAAACTAGGCATTGATGAGGTCCCTTGTATTGTGGCTGACGACCTTACAGAAGACCAAATCAAGGCATTCAGAATCGCAGATAACAAGGTATCCGAATACAGTACATGGGACAATGAAAAACTTGTGGAAGAACTGAGCGACATCATGATGGACATGTGGCAGTTTGGAGACGATCTTTTCAAGGATGATGATACGATGGACATCGAACTTCCTAAAGAAGACAATCCTTACAGCCAAAAGAAACATGTTCCACAGTACGAGCCAACAGGTGACTTTGTTGACATTATGGAACTTACTGATGATGAAAAGACAAACGAGTTGATAAAAGAAATCAAAGAGTCAAACGTTACTGAAGACCAGAAGAACTTCCTTATCAAAGCAGCTTACAGGCATCTTAAATTCAACTATTCAAAGATCGCTGACTATTATTCTAATGCTTCTGAAGAAATGCAGATTCTTATGGAGAAGTCGGCACTTGTCATTATTGACATTGACGATGCAATTGCAAACGGATATGTTAAGCTTACAAAGGTTGTAGAGGACTTGATCGCTGAAGATGATGGCGGTGAAAACGATGGAGAGTAAGGACTTTGCTATATTTATTCTTTCACATGGAAGAGCAGATACAATATCAACGTATAAGGCATTGCGTGATGGTGGGTATACAGGCAGAACGTATGTCGTGATTGACAACGAGGATAATCAAGAAGAATTGTACAGACAGAAATTTGGGGACGATATTATCCAGTTCGACAAGAGGGACTATCTTGAAAAGACAGACCTTGGAGACTTGGACACTGACAGACGTATCGGAGTTTTCGCAAGAAACTTTATACAGGATGAAGCAAAGCGATTAGGCTACAAGTTTCATTTACAACTTGACGATGATGTTCACAGATTCGGTTATCGGTTCGTGCAGGATGGAAGATTGCGGTGCGTAAAGTGCAACCACCTTGATGAAGTATTCGATGGTATGGTTGAGTTGATGCAAGAAACGTCTATCACATCGCTGTCGTTCGGGCTATCGTCATATTATCTAGGCGGTGCTGAAAACAACGACGTACAGGAAGGAATGATCAGAAAAACAATGACAACATTCCTTATGAGAGCTGACGATCTTCAATACTTCCATATGCGGATGAATGATGATATTACAACATCGTTAATTAATGGAATGCGTGGAAAGCTGTACTATACATATATGCCAGTCATGGTGTATGTAGACCCAACACAGGTTCAGCATGGTGGAATGACTGATATTTACAAGAAGAACGGAACGTATCGAAAATCGTTCTACAGTGTCATGTGTTGCCCGTCATGTGTGAAGGTTTCAGCGATGGGGATTACAGAATATCGGATTCATCACGAAATCAGTTGGAACAACGCCGTGCCGAAACTTCTTTCCGAAAGGTGGTGCAAGCATGAAAGACATTGATTATTTGATTATAGGTGCAGGACTGAGTGGTTCAGTAATTGCCAGAGAATTGACAGACAAGGGCTATAAATGCGTTATTCTGGAAGAACGTGACAATGTGGGTGGAAATATAAGGGACAGAGAAATAAGCGGAATAAACGTCCATCTGTATGGCCCTCATATATTTAAAACTAATGACTTTGCTATATGGGCTTACGTAAACCGATTCGCTAGTTTTAACAAGTTCATCAATGAACCTATTGCAAATTACAAAGGCGAAATATATAACCTTCCGTTTAATATGAACACATTCTCTAAAATGTGGGGAGTTACAACACCGGAAGAAGCAAAGAAAAAGATTGCTGAACAGAGAGTACCATGTGAAAATCCGAAGAATCTTGAAGAATATGTTCTAAATCTTGTAGGCACGGACATTTATGAAAAGCTGATTAAAAGATATACTGAAAAGCAGTGGGGCAGAAGTTGCAAGGAACTTGACAAAAGTATTATCAGGCGTATTCCGTTGCGGTTCACGTACAACAATAATTATTTCAATGCAAAGTACCAAGGCATTCCTGTTGATGGTTATTCTGATGTCGTAGAAAGGCTCCTAGAAGGCGTTGAAGTTGTTACAGGGTATAAATGTTCATACTCAAGCAAAGAGTGGCTAGAAAGGGCTAGAAATGTGGTTTTGACAGGTGCCATTGATGAGTGGTACGGTTATTGTTTCGGAGCGTTGGAATATCGGAGCCTTAAATTTGAAGCTGAAGAATTGCAGGAAGAAAATCACCAAGGCAATGCAGTCGTGAATTACACCGATGCTATGGTGCCATGGACTAGGATTATTGAGCACAAGCATTTTACAGGAGTTAAGACACCAACAACTATTATCACGAAGGAATATCCGCAGAAATGGGATATCGGAAAAGAGCGGTACTATCCGATTGAGGACGAAAAGAACAAAGCACTGTATCAAAAGTACAAGGAGCTTGCAGACCGTGATGGATTGATCACAGTTGGAAGACTTGCAGAGTATAAGTACTATGATATGGACGATACAATAAAAAGTGCATTAAAGGCGGTGAGAGAATTATGCGAAAAACAGTAAACGAACAAGCTGAAGAAATATTACAGAAAGCAGAAGCATTCGGAGTTGATAAAAACTTCTTCTTCATTACTACATTCAGGCGATATATGGTGCAGCTGAAAATATTAAGCGAGCTTGAATCGTCTATTAAAAATGACGGCGTACTGGTTACGAAAGAATATGTTAAAGGAAGAAAGAACGTATATTCTCATCCGGCTATTCAGGACTTTAACCGCACAACCGACAGTGCAAACAAGACAGTAAGCACGCTGATGAAGATCATTTCGAAATTTTCAAGTGACGATAATTCTGAGAATGACACTGACCCGTTGCTTCAGCTGATAAATGGCGGTGACGATGATGGCAGTGACGAGCAGTAAGGCTTACGAATATTGCAAAAAATCTATCAGAAAGAAAACCACACCGAAGTACGTTAAATTACAAATGAAAGCATGGATGCGGATTGCTGAAGGAAAAGACAGCAAGTATTTTGTGTCCGAAAAGAAAGTACAGCAGATTGAGAATATCCTGAAGCTGCTTATCATGCCGAAGGGATTGAAAGCAGGACAGTCTATGTATAAATGTGCTACTGGATATCAATGGTTGATTTATACAGCCATGCTATGCACTGTATATCGTGACAAACCGAAAAAGCGCAGATACGAGACAGGGCTGTTGGAAATTTGCCGAAAGAATTTCAAGACATATACAATCGGAACAATCTTTATTATTCTGTTTATTACTGAGCCTAGGTTCTCAAAGTTCTTTTCAGTTGCTCCGGATGGTGCATTATCAAGGGAAATAAAAGAAGCAATCTCAGATACAATCAAAAGCAGTCCGCTTATTTATGAATATAAAGGAACGAAGCGTTTCAAGTTGTTAAGGGACTACATCAAATTCAAACCGAATGAAAACACGTTGATTCCGTTAGCATACAGCAACAACCGTATGGACGGACGTATGCCGAATGCATTCATTGCAGATGAGGTTGGAGCCTTGCCAAATGGTTATCCTGTAGAAGCCATGAGGTCAGGACAGCTTAATGTTGTCAACAAACTAGGGTTCATTATCAGTACAAAATATCCGACAATCGACAATCCGTTCGAGGATGAGGTTGCGTATTCCAAAAAGGTTCTGGACGGTATTGAGAAAGACGATACTGTCTTTGCACTTTTATATGAACCCGACAAAACATCAGATTGGGAAACTGATGACTTGGTTTTAAAGCAGGCGAATCCTGCGGCATTGGAAATCCCTGAAATTTGGGATGATCTTGTAAAGAAAAGAGCCAGAGCCATTGCTATTGAGAACGAGCGAGAGAACTTTGTTACAAAGCACTGCAACATTATCTATCAAGGACAAGGAACTGAAACATTTATTGATGTTAAGGATGTTCAAGCATGCAAGGTTGCGAATATTGATTGGAACGGCAGAGTCGTATATTTAGGTGTTGACCTTTCAGAATCAAACGATAATACATCTGTTGCCATGGTTTCTGTAGATGATGATGATAACATTCTTGCAGAAAGTTTTGCGTTCATTCCAGCAGACAGGATCACAGAAAAGACAATTTCAGAGCGTGTGAACTATCAGGAACTATTGAAAAGTGGGAAGGTGTTCGCATGTGGTGACAGAGTTATCTCATATGCGTTTGTTGAGCAATTAATCTTGAGCATTGAGAGCCGTTATAACGTACAAATTCAGGCGATTGGATATGATAGATGGAATGCATTAAGCACAGCGCAGAAGTTGGCTAATGAGGGCTATAACACGGTTCAAATCAAGCAGTATTCAAGTGTCTTGCATTCACCAACAAAGAGGATGAAAGAAGCAATACTTAAGCAGAAATTCAAATACACAGAAAACAAGCTTCTTGAAATCAATTTTCAAAATGCAAAATGTGCATATGATACTAACAAAAATATGTACGTGAGCAAGAAAAAGAGCAACGGCAAGGTTGATATGGTGGTATCACTTATCAATGCAATTTACCTTCTTGAGCAGGATTATTTCTTGAATGAAGGTGACTTCACATTCCAGATGATTTAATTGATAGAAACGTGAATTTATGCTAATATATTTGCGTAAAATGTTTCAAATAGAAAATACTATAAAAGGGTGGTAACGGGAGTGGCACTATTCAAAAAAATATTTAAGAATAAAATAAATCTTAACGATCAAAGTGTTCAGCTTGACGATGTGCTGTTATCGGCATTGCTCAATAATGAAAAGATTACGAGAGAGAAAGCTTTGACTCTTCCTGCCGTATCGGGTGCTGTTGATTTTATCAGTGGTTCGATTGCGGCAATGCCTGTTAAACTTTACAGATATAAGTCTGGCAAGGTTGAGGAAGTTCAAAGAGACAACCGTGTGCGAATGCTGAACGGTGACACAGAAAACACGCTTGACGGGTTCCAGACAAAAAAGGCCATGGTCGAGGACTATCTACTTGGCAAGGGTGGATATTGTTACATCCAGAGAGACAGACAGAACAATGTAACAGCACTGAAATATATTCCAGATATGAACGTTACTGTGTGGTCAAATTCCGACCCGATGAACCGTTTCATTCAGTTCTATGTTGGTACAGATAAAATATATCCGTGGAACATGGTCAAACTCTTGAGAAATACCAAAGACGGAGCAAGTGGAAAAGGACTGACAGAAGAAATCTCAAAAGCACTTGAAACGGCATACAGTACGTTGGTGTATCAGCTTGGATTGGTCAAGACAGGCGGAAATAAAAAAGGTTTCTTGCAAGCAGAGCGCAGACTTGGACAGGAAGAAATAGACAAGTTAAAGGAAGCATGGAGACGGTTATATACGAACAATACCGATAACGTCATGGTCTTGAACAATGGCATCAAGTTTCAAGAATCGTCAAACAGTTCCGTTGAAATGCAGCTGAATGAGTCGAAGAAAACATTGCAGGATGAAATAAATGGAGTATTCCATATTCACAGTGACTTCAATCTGACTTTCAAAGAAGCAATCTATCCAATTGTTAAAGCATTTGAGACAGCACTCAACAGCACGTTGCTGTTGGAAAAAGAAAAGAAAAACTTCTTCTTTGAATTTGATACGAAGGAAATTGTGAAGGCAAGCATCAAAGAGAGATTCGATGCTTACAAGGTTGCAAAAGATACAGGACTTATGACTATCAATGAGTTGCGTCGCATGGAAAATCTCAATTACATTGAGGGTATGGACGTTATCAATGTTGGACTCGGTGCCGTACTGTACGACATCAATTTCGGAACGTATTACACGCCAAACACTGGACAAGTTACAGGCGGAAATGAAGAAGAAACGGCTGAGAAAGCTGAAGAAACTGAACAGGGGGAAGATAATGAAATACAAGTACCTGAAGAATCTGACGAAAAATAGTGCAGACTTTTATGTATATGGCGATATTGTTGACGAAAATGTACCAGACTTGTGGACTGGTAAAAAGTCCGAAACAGCAGTCGATACAAATGCATTCAAGGAAGAGCTTGACAGCTTGAATGGCGTGACAGACTTTAATATTTACATCAATTCAGGCGGTGGCTCAGTGTTTGCAAGTTCGGCAATGGTCAACATGTTAAAGCGATTCAGACAGAACACCGGAGCGAAGATTCATGCATATATTGATGGATTGTGTGCAAGTGCCGCAACGTATCTTGCCATGGTTGCAGATGAGATCAATATTTACAAAAATTCTGTACTGATGATTCACAAGCCGATGACGTTTGTATACGGAAATGCTAACGAGCTGCAGCATAACATTGACACATTAAATCTGATTGAAAGCGGAACGATGTTGCCAATGTACGAAAGTAAAGCGAAAGAAGGAATACCAGCAGAGAAGATCGCAGAGCTGGTGAACAACGAAACGTGGTTCAGTGGCAATGTGGATGATGATATGTATATCGGAAACTATTTCAATGTCAATGAACTTGAAACTGTGAAAGATGTACAGGCATGTGCGACAGATTTATTCAGAAATTACAAACATGTGCCAGATGCACTAAAAAGGCCAAAACAGACTAAAAAGCCTGTCAAGGATAGTATGCTTGATTATTCAGCATACGAAAATATTATTAGTTCATTAAAGAATGACGGAGGGACGAAAGAATGAACGTAAAAGAACTCATCGAAAATCGAAACGCAAAAGTCACTCAGATGGAAGGTCTATTGACAACTGCAAAGGCAGAAAATAGATTACCATCTGAAGACGAAAAGAATCAGTTTGCAGACCTTGAAAAGGAAGTAAAGGACATTGATGCAACTGTTGCTATGTACGACAAAATGGCAGGCATGAGCATGAAAAAAGTGCCTAATGAACCTGGTGAAATGACAAATGCAGAAAAAGATCACAAAACATTCGAGAATGCAATTCGTGGCATTGTAAATACTGACACATCAACAACGCCTGCCGAGGCAAAGACATTGATTCCGACAACTGTATGGAATGAAATCATTTCACAGGTCATTGAAATCTCACCTGTATTCTCTATGGCGGACCGCTATAACATCACGGGCAAACTGGTACTGCCAAAGTATGATGCGCAGAACAGTTCAATCGTGATGCAATATGCAGATGAAGGAACAACAGCAGAGTCTGGAAAGGTTGTTATCAGCCAGATTGAACTTGATGGATTCCTTGCGCGTTGCCTTGCTAAAATTTCAAAAAGCTTGATTAACAACTCCAACTTTGACATCGTTGGCTTTGTTGAAGCAAAAATGGCACAAGCAATCGCATTGTATTTTGAACATGAGATTTTGTTCGGAACTGTAGGCAAGGTTGAAGGTCTAACTGGCATTACATCAGATATGACTGTTACAACTGCCGCAGCCACAAAGATTACATCTGACGAGTTGATGGATTTACAGGACAAGGTAATTGACAACTATCAAGGTAATTCTATTTGGATTATGAACCGTGAAACTCGAAATGCAATCAGAAAGTTGAAAGACAATGACGGCGATTATTTATTAAACCGTGACTTTACAGCAAAATGGGGATATACACTTCTAGGCAAGGATGTTTATTGCTCTGATGCGATGGACAAGATGCTTGCAGGAAAAACAACTATTTATTATGGTGACTTATCTGGTTTAGCTGTGAAAGTTTCAGAAGAAGCTAACATGCAGGTATTACAAGAAAGATATGCCGAAGAACATTTACTTGGAATTTTATCTTTCGTTGAGTGGGATGCGAAAGTTGCCGATACTCAGAAGCTTGCAAAACTTGTGATGGCAGCAGGCAAATAAGAAAGGGGTAAAGCGATATGAAAGTAAGCAAAGTCAGTGATATTACAGCAGACAGCGTTGCAGAGCATCTAAGACTGGACGAAGTAAGTGGAGATGAGAAGAATACATTGGCCATGCTTATTTCTGTTGCAACCTCATTTATCAAGAGCTATACAGGACTTGACGATGATGGCGTTGACAAATATCCTGAATTTGTAATTGTGGTGCTTATTTTTTGCCAAGATATGTGGGACAATCGCACGATGTATGTTGACAGCAAGTACTTGAACAATACTGTTCAAAGCATTCTTGCGATGCATAGCATCAATCTTTTGTGAGGTGTGAGTCATGTTAAACGCAGGAAAGTATTCAAAACGTATCACGATTTATAAAACTGTAATTGTGACAGATGAGGATGGCTTTCAGACAGAACAGAAACAGGTGATTCTTACACCGTATGCATACGTGAGGACGACAAAAGGATTCACGCTGATTGCGAACAATTCTGATTTTGAAAAAGCATACACCAACTTCACAATTCGGTATCCGAAAACAGAGATCACAAGGGATATGCTGATTGAGTTTCACGGCAAGACATATACGATTGAGTATCTGAACAATGTTGATGAAAACAGTGTAGAACTAGAGATTCAGGCGAAGGAAGTGACACACTGATGGCAAAACTTGTTATGGATATTGACGATAGCGTATTGAAGGATATATCTTACATCGACAAGCAGTTTGATCACATCTTTGGTGGCATGACCAAAGCAGGTGCAGAGGTCGTATACAAGAACGTTATTTCAGCACTTCCAGAGTCGCTGAGAAGTTCAGGCTTTAGCAGTCATGTGAAACTGTCGAAAGTTTATAAAACGCCGTCAGATGATGGTATCAATACAAAAGTCATGATTACTGGATATTTCATCAACAAAGATGGAAGAAAGACTCCTGCGCCACTTGTTGCTAACATGTTCGAATATGGTAGCTCAAAAAAGCAATATCCAAAGCATCCTTTTTTCCGAAAGTCTTTCAAAAAGTCACAAATTATGAAAGCGATGGAAGAAGCGCAGAAGAATTTAAGCGGGGGTCTGTTGGATGAATAAACTCATTGAAAAAACATTGATTGATTTTACGGTCAATGGCAAAATAATTCCAGTCAAGTTCTTGCGGTATAATGGCAACGAAGAAACGTACATCACGTATATGGAAACAGACGCAGAGAGTACGCTACATGGTGATGATGAGTTGCTAAATTATATCGAGTATTATGACTTTGATATTTACACAAAAAGCAATTACAAGCCGATTATCAAGGCACTAAAGGAATTGCTGACAGCTGTTGGGTTTATGTGGGAACCTGACAGGTCATCCGAAGATATGTACGAGGATGATACGAAGTATTACCACAAAACATTATGTTTCTCAATTGAAAGGAGCGAATAATGGCTAAGATTGGATTAAATAACTTCCGATATTCAAAACTTACGGAATCGGAAAATGGTAAAGCATCTTACGACGGTGCAAAAAAGCCAGCTAAGGCTATTTCCTGTAAGGTGGATATTAGCAACAATGATGCGTCTTTGTATGCCGATGATGTATTGGCTGAGAGTGATACTTCATTTCAGAAGGGTTCTGTTACAGTAGAAATCGACAACGAAGATATGCAGACAATGGCAGACCTTCTAGGACATACAGTTTCAGAAGAAGGTTCAGAGCTTGTAAGAAATGCAAATGATGTTGCACCATATGTATGTTTCGGAAGAATCGTCACAAAGATGATTAATGGGGTTTACAAGTACACGGTAGAGTTCTTGTGCAAGGTTAAGTTCTCAGAACCATCACAGGACGATTCAACAAAAGGCGAAAGCGTATCATTTAGTACAACTGAGCTTGCAGGAACTGTTGCAACATTGGCTGATGGCACATGGTCAAAGTCAAAGACGTTTGATACAAAGACTGAAGCTGTCACATATCTTGAAGGACTGATGGCAAAGACTTCAGTTTAAAAGAGTATTAAAGACAGGGTTCGTCCCTGTCTTATTTATTAGGAGGCAAACATGAAGGAAATTTCAAAAGAATTTGAGTACAAAGGGAAGACATACGGGCTTGTATTTAATTTGAACGTGATGGAAGTTATTCAAGATAAGTACGGAACACTTGAAAACTGGGGAAAGCTCACAGACGGCACAGAAAACGATGGTGAGCCAAATGCAAAGGCTGTTATCTTTGGAATCACGGCAATGCTGAATGAAGGAATTGACATTGAAAACGAGGAAAACGGCACAAAAGAAAAGATGCTTACACGAAAGCAGGTCGGAAGAATGATTACGGAAATTGGCTTGCAATCATCTGCACAGTTGATGAATGGCGTTGTCATTGACAGCACACAGAGTTCCGAAAAAAACGTATAATACCCGATGAGGATGAACCAGATCCGATAGACTTTACATGGTTCTACTTTATCGGGCGTAACAAACTAGGTTTTACATTCCGTGAGGTTGGAAGATTGACACTGACAACTTTCAATATGTTTTATAAACATTACAAAGACGATTTTGATTTTGAGCTGATGCTTAAAAAGACAGGAACAACATATGCAAAAGCATACGAGAAATCGCAGCATGAAGACGACTGGTTCTAAAAGGGGGTGAGTGCATGCCATTAGGTGGTACTATTAAGTTAAAAGGCGAAAGTGAATACAGGCGAGCATTAAGCCAGATCACACAGAACTTGCGTGAAGTATCTTCAGAAATGAAGGTCGTAACGAGTACATATGACAAGAACGACACAAGCACCGAAGCATTGACAGCCAAGAGTGACGTGCTGAACAAGCGCCTTGAAGAGCAGAAATCGAAGCTGAAACTTGTATCTGACCAGTACAAGACATATCAGAATGCTGTTAAACAGTCAGCAGATGAGCATGCGCAACTTGGTGAAAAGCTTGAAGATGCAAAAGGAAAGTTAGCAAGCATCGAAGCTCAAGTGGGCAAGAACAGTCAAGAGTACAAAGAGCAAGAGAAAGTTGTTAACGAGTTGCAGAAGCAGTATGATGAAAGCACCGAAGCACAGGACAAAAACAAGCAATCATTGTCAAAGCTTGCAGTGCAGATGAACAATGCTCAAGCGGATGTTAACAGGACAGCGAAAGAGATTGACAACCTAGGTAAAGAAATGAATGATGCCGATGATGCATCAAAAAAACTTGGCGATGGCTTCACGGTCATGAAGGGGGTTCTTGCCAACCTTACAACCGATGCTATACGAGCGGTTGGAAATGGGCTAAAGCAAATTGGTTCTGCACTTGTTGACGTAGGAAAACAGGCACTTGCTTCATACGCAAACTATGAGCAACTTACTGGCGGAATCGAAACGATGTTCGGCAATTCAGCCGACACGATTAAGTCATACGCTTCTAATGCTTACAAGACAGCGCAAATATCTGCAAACGACTACATGGAGACTGCAACGAGCTTTTCTGCAAGCTTAATATCCTCGCTTGGCAATGACACACAGCAGGCGGTTGAGTATGCCAACCGTGCAATCATTGATATGTCGGACAACGCAAACAAAATGGGAACATCTATGCAGGATATCCAGAACGCATATCAAGGGTTTGCAAAGGGCAACTATACGATGCTTGACAACCTGAAACTTGGATATGGTGGCACTGCTGAGGAAATGAAACGCCTTATCAAAGATGCAGCACAAATGAAGGACATACAGAACGAGCTTGGCGTTACGGTAGATTCTAACTCAATGAGCTTTGCAAACTGTGTAAATGCAATTTCAGTAATGCAGAAGCACATGGGAATTGCGGGAACGTCTGCAAAGGAAGCATCAACCACAATCGAAGGTTCATCGAACATGATGAAGGCCAGTTGGCAAAACCTTCTGACTGGCATTGCAGACGATAACGCAGACTTTGGCGCACTGATAAACGACTTTGTGGAGAGCCTTACGGCTTTTGCAGGTAACATAATCCCAAGGGTACAGCAGATTATCAAGGGCGGTGCGGAAGTGGCGACAAGGCTTATCCAGACGGTTGTACCACAGCTTGTACAAATGATTCCACCTATTCTAAGCGACACGTTACCAACGCTTATAACAGCAGTTACAAATGTGATTCAATCGGTTCTTGAAGCTATCCCACAGATGATGCCTGTTGTTGTTGATGGTATTATGCAGATTATACAGGCTATGATTACTCTGTTACCGGAGTTTATCAATGCGGGCTTGCAGATGATTACGGCACTCATTCAGGGAATCACAGAAGCATTACCACAGTTGATTGCAATGTTGCCTACAATCATTCAGCAGACCGTTGATACATTACTTGCAAATCTTCCTGCTATTATCAATGCAGGTGTGCAGTTGTTAGTAGCTTTAATTAATGGCGTTACTGAAGCATTGCCACAGTTGATCGCAATGTTGCCTACGATTATTAACACGGTTTCAACAACATTACTTGCGAATCTTCCTGTTATCATCAATGCAGGTATTCAGATTCTTGTAGCACTTATCAATGGGCTTATTCAGTCTTTGCCACAGTTGATCGCAGCTACGCCGAGAATAATAATATCAATTGTGCAGACATTGATTCAGAACTTGCCACAGATTCTAGCAATGGGCGGACAAATCATAGGCTCACTCATTAGTGGTATTGCATCCATGATGGGCAATCTTGGCGGAACTATTGGCAATGTTGCAAGTACTATTATCAATGGTATCAGTTCATTGCCAGGGCAGTTGTATAACTGGGGTGTCGATATGATCAGTGGTATTGCAAACGGCATCAGAAGTGCGATTCATAAAGTCACAAGTGCAGTCAGTGCCGTTGCAGGAAAAATCAAGTCGTTCCTTCATTTCTCAAGACCTGACGAAGGGCCATTGGCTGAATACGAGAGCTGGATGCCTGACATGGTGGAAGGTTTGAGCGATTCCTTGAGAAAGGCAAGCCCAGAGTTGATAAATCAGACTGAAGCATTGGCGAGTGGAATGTCTGACGCATTCAATGTGAACGGTGGTATTTCGACAAGCGGTGGAAACTATAGAAACATGGTTGATGCATTCAAGGATGCTTTGTCACAGGTCAAAATCGAGATGGATGACGAAGAAATGGGACATTTTGTTGATAAAACTGTTACAATGTTGATATACAATTAAGGCGGTAAAAATATGAGAAACTATGTAATTCAAAATGGAAAAGACAGCCGATATTTAAAAGGATTGCTGATTCAGGAATTGCCACCTATCACAAAGCCATTAATGCGTACAAGCATTGAGCAGATAGACGGGCGTGACGGTGATGTGATCACAAGGCTTGGATATTCGGCTTACAATAAAAAAATGAAAATCGGTCTGTTTGGTGACTATGACATTGATGATATTATTCCGTTTTTCAATTCAAGCGGAACGGTAATATTTTCAAATGAACCAGAAAAATACTACGTGTATGATATTCTGGATGCGATTGATTATGAACGCCTTATGAGGTTCAGAACGGCAGAGATCACGTATCATGTACAGCCATTCAAATACAGCAGTATTGAAAAAATGAAGGTGTTCAGCAATCCGACAAGTGCTATTACGGTAAGAAACAACGGCAATTATGTATCAAAGCCAGTTATTCACATTGAAGGTTCTGGGATTATCAATCTGTCATTGAATGGCGTGCAGCTATTCAAGATTGACTTGAGCACGGCAAATTCCATCACGATAGACACGGGAAGGTTTGAAGCGTACAATGATGATGTACTGATGAACCGATACGTTGTCGGTGATTATGACAAGTTTGTTCTCAAAATTGGCCCTAACTCTGTGTCATGGGATGGACAGCTTACATATATTGCATTTGAAAATCTGTCGAGGTGGATATAATGGAAAAGACGAATCTTGAAATGATTAAAGGAGACACACTGTCATTTGCGGTTGAGATTGAGTTCGATGACAAACCGCAGGAGCTTGAAAAGGCGTTCTTCACGTGCAAAAGGAATCTTGATGATGGCGATGTCGTATTCCAGAAAACACTAGAAGATGGCATCACATTCAGGAAGCAGGAGCGCAACAAGATGTATTACGTGGTGCGAATTGTGCCTGAAGATACAAAGGACATTGAACCAGGACATTATTTTTACGACATGCAAATTGAGATCAATGGCGATGTGTTTACTATTCTGATAGGTGCGTTGAAAATACAAAATGGAATCACGGATTAGGGGGTGCATAAAATGGGCGAATACTTTACAAAACCTGTATGTAAGGTTTTTATGCTGAAAGGTGAAAAAGGGCAGAAAGGCGAAAAGGGTATGAATGGCAAAGATGGCCTGAATGGCGAAAATGGGGCAGGCATTCCTACAGGTGGTATAACAGGACAGTTTTTGAAAAAGAAAAGCAACACTGATTACGAATACGAGTGGGCTGATATTGCTATAACCTCATCTATTTCAAACAATGAAATTGATACTATCGTGAAAGAGTAGGTGATAACATGGAACACATTACAATGCCGAGAGGTGACTTGCGAAATATTCATTTTACCGTTCACGATGCAAACGATGCAGATGTAAGCAAAGGATTTACTCAAATCACATTCACGGTAAAAGCAAATACATCTGCTAGAAAAATTATCATCCAGAAAAAATTGACTGATGGAACGATAACTAAAGATGGAAATGTATATTCATTCTCAATTAAGCCAGAAGATACAGACTACATTGATTTTGGTACTTATTATTATGACATTGAGCTTATCAGAGGTGACGAGATACATCAGACATTTATAGGTAAGCTGATTATCACGGAAGAAGTCACATTTGCATGTGATACAGAAAAAGGAGTGTAAAGCATGGATGATTACAAGATTATCATGCTTGCGGACGATGATCACTTAACCGTAAAATTGGATAGCGTTTCAGTGGTTGGAACAGACGATTATAATGCACTAACAAATATTCCTAAAATCAACAATGTTGATGTAAAGGGAAACAAAGCACTTGCGGATTATGATATTGAGAGCGCAAGCGAAGCCAAAAAAAAGTTTGAAAATCTGAACAGCGAAATAAACACACATACAAACAATGCAGATATACACGTATCACGTACAGACAGGATGAAATGGAACAGTGGTACGACGTATACCGTTAACGAAGAACATCTGATTATAGGAGGTTAAAAATGGCAGATATTTCAGAAATTACATTACCTAGTGGAGCAACTTACGACATCAAAGATGCAACAGCAAGACATGACATTAGCATTCTAAAGGGATCTGCAACAGGTGCTATGTATTATGCAGGAGTTACAACAACGGCACTTGCGAATGGCTCTAGCACATCACCAATTAAGATCAATAATGCAGATTATACGCCATCAAACGGTGACGTTGTAATATACGAGTCGCTTGAATTTGTGTGGTCTACATCTGATAATAAGTGGCACGAGTTTGGTAGCACAGGCAGTCTTAAAGGACTGGCATTTAAGGATTCTGCGAGTGCATCATATACACCGACAGGTTCAGTATCCGCACCGACTGTTTCGGTTGCTGTAAATACAGCGAGTGTTACGCCTATCAGTGGTGTGGGCACATTGCCAAGTTTCACGGCATCGGTTTCAAATGAAGTTCTAACACTTGGATTTTCAGCGGGTTCTTTGCCAACAAAAGGAACAGCGGTAACCGTTGCAACAGGCATTAAGTCTGCTAGTGCATCCGCACCAGCATTTACAGGCACAAGCGCAACGATTACATCAAAATAAAGGAGGTTGCTTGAATGGCTGATGTATCAAGTATCAAACTACCAAACGGGACAACATACACGGTAAAGGATTCCGCAGCCAGAACCCATATAAGCAATAAAAGCAATCCACATGGAGTCACAAAATCACAAGTAGGTCTAGGTGATGTTGCAAACTATGATCAGTCAAAGGCGATTAAAAGCATTACAAGATCAGGAACGACATTTACGGCAACGGCACTAGACGGAACAACATTTACGTTCACTCAGCAGGATAACAATACAACATATGGAGTTGCGACACAGAATGCAAATGGATTGATGTCTTCGGTAGATAAAACTAAATTGGATAATCTGAGCACAACAAGTTTCTCGGCAATTACCAATTCAGATATCGACTCGATAGTCGCTAGCTAAGGAGGAAAAAATGGCTAAATATTTAGATCAAACAGGACTTAAATACTTCTGGGGAAAGATAAAAGCTAAAATGCCTGGACCGCTTCAGGCTTATCCAGTTGGAAGTATCTACATGAGCATTAGCTCTAGCTTTAACCCGAATACATCATTCGGTGGAACATGGTCAAAGATTGCTGAAGGGCAGTGCTTAATACAGGCGGGAGATAAATACGTACTTGCAAGCACTGGTGGAGAATCAACACACCAACTAACCGTCAGCGAGATGCCGCCACATACACATCAAGTTATTCGTGGTGACGGGCAGAAAATATCATCGTGGCCAACAAATGTGGCTGATGGGAACCTATGGTATATACCTGTTGATGGTGATAATACGTTTGGACATACGGAATACATGACGACTCCTGCAGGCGGTCTACTCGCCCATAACAATATGCAACCATATCTAGCAGTTAACATTTGGAAACGCACAGCATAAGGAGGAAGAAAAATGGAAAAAGAAAAAATTGAAGTAACAAAAAAGCTGGCCTTGAAAGATGGCACGGAATTAAAAATTAAAGAATTCAATGCTGAAGAAGGTGAAGTTTCAGTAACCATATTAGGTAGTGGATACCAGGAAGTTATAGAAGCTTTAACAGCTGAACAGATCGCAGACATCCAAATTCTAAACGAACTTGGTGAGGTAGTTCTGACAGCGAAAGGATACAGCCTAGGCAATAGAATCTCTGTAAACACCAAGGAGAACACAACTACAGTAACTCTCGAGGTTAAGGAAACAAGAGAAGCTGTTGTAGACGCAACAAAGGCAATTCAGGCACTACAGAATACATCTGAGCAGAACACAGCTGACATCACAGCAATCAATGAAGCCATCGCTTCACTTGCAGAAATCGTAGGGGGTGAATAGCCATGGTAAAGTGGTACGTAAGACAGATTCAGATGAACCGAATGACACTGGAAGAAGTGCCTAAAAGATGGCATGACGCTGTACAAAAAGCGTTAGCCGAATTGTAGGAAAAAAAGACAGGCGCAACGAGCGCCTTTTTCATTAAGTATGTGAGGTTTAAACATGATTAAATTATTTGGAACAACAGACACAGACTTTTCAAGCAACGGCGATGCAGTCATTCAGCCATTCAAAGCAAAAGTTCACAAGGAAGATAACGGCAAATTTTATTTGAATGTTGAAGCAGACATTTCTTATGTTGATATTTTGACAGCAAACAGGATTATCGTTGCAGATACTCCACAAGGTGCACAGGCTTTCCGCATTAAGAATCCAGAAAAAACAAAGAGTAAGATCACGATAAAGGCTCAGCACATTTCGTATGATGCTCAAAACTATGTGATTGCTGACAGTTATGTGGTCGATAAAAATTGCAATGATGCGATGGACCATTTGAACAGTGCCACAGACAATCCTAGCCCATTTCAGACGTATTCTGATATTGCAATTGTAGATTCATATAGGTGCGTGAGAACATCGCTGTATGACGCTTTTAGCACGGTTCTAGAGCGTTGGGGTGGACACTTTGTACGTGACAATTACAAGTTCGGTATCATGAGCACTATCGGGCGTGATAACGGGGTTACGGTACGATACAAAAAGAATCTTAAAGAAATGACATGCACGGCAAATTGGGACAGTGTGGTCACAAAACTTATGCCAGTTGGAAAAGATGGCTTGCTTTTGGACGAGGTTTATCTTTACAGCAAAACACAGTATGATATTCCATTTACAAAAGTCGTGTCTTTCAATCAGAATGTTGACCAAGACTTATACAAGGATGCAGAAGGACATCTTGATGAGACAGCATATAACAATGCACTTATTGATGATTTGAGAAAGCAGGGACAGGCATACGTTGACGAGAATTGCGTTCCAAAAGTGAATTACACACTCAAGGCTAATCTCGAA